CCCCCCCCCCCTATCAAGATTTTTTGGGCAAAAGTTTACAAACCTTGTAGCAGTTGGAGGTTCGGGGTTGGCGATTATGTCCGTGCTGTCATTGGGTTTGCCCGAACCAGTGACGATCGCGAACACATCAACAACCAACCCCGAACCGGTCTAACTAAGGCGTGTCATCCTCAGGTTCTGGTGCTGAACCAGTAACTGCGATGTGCTTGCCTGAAACATTCTCCGAGATGATGGTGGCTAGCGCATCGGCATAGTCATCATGCTGCAATGATCTCGGAAGATCGCTTGATGTAGCGATCACTCGACCCAGTAGAGCGAGTGAGGCATACCTAGGTAGATCCCAGGCATACCAGTCGTCCCACTGTGTATGTGGATTGAATGGATTGTCTGATGTGCTGATGAGTTCGTACTCTTTACTCATTGGTGTCTTCACCCCTAAGTGCAGCGTTAAGGGTAGACACCGACACACCAAGAGCTGCCGCTACATCGGCACGGCTAGCCCTGTCATCCACGAGCATGTTCATAGCGCGACTGATGTCGGCATCGCTCATGCCCTTCTTGTTCTTGGGTGTAGCCAGTTCCTTGACCCGTTCCACATCGGTGTTCTCAAGGATCTTCTTCAGCTTGGTCTGTGTGATAGCACCAGCCTGAATGGCTTCCCACTGGGCGTCAGTGATCTTCACCTTGTGCTTCTTTGCACCAACTCTGATTCGAGCTGATGTGAGAGCTTTAGACTTGACCTTCTTCAGCTCAGCATCGTCGTAGTCCGGATTGGCTTCCTTCTTTACCCGGTACACGGCGTTTGCAACTACCTGGGCTTGCCTTTCATGGGGGGCATTCGACAGAGCAAGGTGTAGATCTGCATCCAGTTCCTTGACCTGTGCCGAGTAGACCTTTGCCGCAGAAGGCGAGTATTCCAGATTGGGCGTCTTGACCAGTTCTATACGGGCTTCATTGGCAAGAGCCTTGAGCCTGTTGGAATGGTCAGCATAGATGCGCTCGATCGGAGTGTTGGCTTCCGAAACGAGTGTGTGTGCATCATGCGTTTCTGCCAGCTTGGTCGACTTCATCGTCTTGGGGTTGCCAGGACTGTACTCTTCACCCGTCTCTACATAGACGAGCCTGCCGGTCTTGTGGTCGATAGGACCACCTTCGCTAGCAGGGCGAAGCTTCCTTGCCTTTACCCTAGTTTCAGAAGTAGCCCTTGACACGATGGTTGATGCACCACCATGTTGACCGCTAGCTCTAGGCTGATACTTCTCTTGGAGAGCGGCAATACCGTTCTCTTGAGCAGACAGCTTGTAATTGAGCTTGTGCTTCTCGGCGTCGATCACGACCATAGAGTGCTTTACTGCGCGAGCAATCTCGGTGTCAGGTGCACCCTGAATAGTCATGTCGGTGATGAGGTTGGAGATCTTCCCCATCTCGATACCCTTTTGACGCGCATCCATGATGGGCATTCCGTCATACTTCGGATACGCAGTCTTGGGGTCAAAGCCGATGAGTTCCTGCATCGGTGCTTTGTTACGCACCTTCTTCAGGTCGTTCGGGATGACAAGAACCGTGTCGCCATCGAAGTCAGCACCAGAGAGTCGCTCAGCAACCGAACTATGAATCCCGACAGCATCCACAGCGTTACCAAGGAGTTTCTTGGCCTTGGCATGACGGTTGTTAACAACGAGCTCGGGAATCTCCGAGATGTGCCCATGCGGGAAGCGAACCAGAACTACGCGCTCACCATTCTTGAACGTAGGCGCATAGATCTCGGTAGGCTTCAAGGAGTTGACAGGCAGGATGACCTTAGTCGCCTGCCGAGGAAGGTGTGCTGCTTTCAGATGAACAGCCGAAGCGTCTGCTGAATCAGCAAACTTCTGAAGCAGGTGAGCCTTGATAGTCGGATTGGTGAGAGACATGATCGTGTCGAATTCACGCTTCTTGCTCTCATACGTCAGATCCAACTGATGCTGTGCCAGGCTAGGTTTCTGCTTGGACAACATCTGAGACGACAGGGTCTTTGACCATTCGTCCCAGTCACTCTCCTTGTTGACGATGTTCATCACCGAGGAGACCTTGGGCTCTCCGAAGGTTCCAGTTTCCTTGATCTGATCAGAGATCATGGAACCGAACGGATCTTCCTTGTCGACGTTTCCGTCCTTGTCCCGCCGCATCTCCTTCATGGCGTCGAGCTTATTGCCCGTATTCGTCTTGTTCGTGTTGAACACGAGGTCGACGCCCTTAGGCATGTTCTCGTCGTTGTAGATCGCCATACCCTTGAGGTAGTGCGTTCCATCAACCGCGATGCGAACCTGGGCGTATTGCGAATTGCCCAGACTGACGTCCTTCACGCCCGGTCGAACGTAGATCGCACCATCGGCGTCAACTCCACCATCTTCGGCGTACCTGACGTGAACTCTCTTGGAGCTGATCGAAAGAGGAGGCAGTATCTCCTCAAAGGAGTGACCCTGATCCTTGGACCTTGAACGGATCTGTTGGATCTTGTCCCGATTTGCATAGACCTCTTTGTAGGTCATACCGGGAGGCGCAAGCACCTTGAGCGTGGTCTTCTTGTCGGTACCTAGCTGAGGAATCTGAACGTAATGGAGTGTGTATCCATCATCGTTTACCAGCATTCCTACCGCGGTCTTGAGGCGCTCCTTGCTGACCCCGAGCGAGTACTCGACTCCTGCACCGACATCGATGAATTTCTTCTCATCGACATGGCGCTGGATAGTACCCATGATGGTGTCAAGGACTTCGACCTTTTCCGCTTCGCCTTCCTTGAGGAGGTTGCGAACGGAAGACTCACCGATGTTCATGATCCTGCCGATGGCAACGTTGGAGTTGCCAGCTTCACGAAGTCGACGAGCCTGCGAAATGTCTGCAGCCTTTTTGGCAAGCTTGGCCTGAGTGACGGTGGCACGCAATTGCGTGGTCGTCATACCCCAGCCCTGAGCGATCTCGGTGTCCGTGAGACCTTGAGCCCTCATAGCAGCCAGGTGGCCCTGGAAGGACTCTGCACGCTCGTGGGGCGTCTCTCCGGAGCCCCAGGGGTACCGACCAGACCTACGCCGAATACCGTAGTGGTAGAGGGCGTCGTGCTCTTCTTCGTCTATTTCCATCCTCGCCCTCTCGGTACTCTAGATCGGAAGTCGTCGACAGCTTGGCTGTGCATACGGATCATGTCGTAGTTGTGGGCCAGTTCCGCTACATCAATCTCGATCGACCTATAGCCGTCGAACTGGTAGATGCGGAATTCGCCGTTTATCTCATACGGCAGGAACCCGTACTCCAAACAGAAGATGCCCGCGTAGACATACAACTGTTTGAACGAAGTTGCCGAAACGCCCGACTTGAAGTCGTGGATGCGAAGAAACATCAAAGCTTCTTCGAACGCGATAGCGTCAGCAGTCCCATAGCAATGGAACGAGTAGAAGAGCGTTTGCTCAGGCGTCATGTTGAAATCGATCGCATCGTTCACGTATGACGCCAAGGAAGGATTGAACTCGTCTTCGCGAAGGTATACACGCTCGCTGATTGCATGTGCGGCGAGTTCGTGGAGACTAGTACCCCTTGCAGCGGCCTCAGCGGTCTTCAGACGCTCTTGGAGCTTCTCTGTGGTGTAGTTCACCCAGTGGTAGCTAGAGGGGCTTAGAAAGGCGTGTGAGCCTTCCAGACGGGGGTGTTCATTAAACCCCCTGAAGCGCGACTCTGAGTGCACCTAGGACTTCCCGTTCGTTAGAAGGGTAGATGAAAGCGCCAAACGACTCCCTTGCGGCCCAATCGACATACCAGTCTTGGTTGGGTTGCAAGGGAGCGTCAGCGCTAGCCTTGACTTCGAGCATAGCCCAGCGGTTCTTGTAGAAGATCGTGAGATCCGGAACGCCGGGCAAGTAACTCGAGTCATTCTTCAGAATGAGGCATCCGGGGAACAGCTTCTCAAGCTTCTCGATGAGCCGCTTTTGATAAGCGTTCTCCAACAATGCGTCACTCCTTCCCGAAGAAAAACAAAGGGCTTATCTCACCCCTTCTATCATAGCACATGTATTTCCTTCGAGATGGTATCTATTTTTCACTCGAGCACACGGAAGGTCTGAAACGTCGGGATGACGTACGTCTGCCGCATGATCGAGAAAACTATCTCTCGTTCCAGCAAACCGTACTTAACAGCAGCGTGCCAAGTAGATTCAAAGATCTCTCCAGTCTTGATCTCTTCGATCTTGCGACCGATACCTTGCGGACCGTACAGGAACTGCTGGGAGTACTTGATTGCGAACCAGCGGGGACGCCACACGAGATTGTCCGCGCGGTTGTTGAACCGATTACCATCGAGATGTACCGGGGTGTCGAACTCGAGACTCCTGAGGTGAGTCACGAATGCTTCAGCGACGAGAACAGCTACAGACCTCTTGCGCTGGTCTCCACGCTTCATGAGACCGACGATGGCTATGCCTCGAGTGTTCGGGGTCTGAGCCATTATGCGATCAGTGACGTCGTTGCGGACGAGACCTGTGTCGCTTACTGAATACCCGGGGAATTCAACAATCTCACGCCACTGGATCATGCTTGGTTCACTTTCTCGGTAGTGCTGTTCTTTATACCGGACAAACTGGGGCATCCTGATGACAGACTAGGACAACCCGGTAATACCGGTCTGCCACTTTGCCACCTGTTTTCCAAAAACTTTTTGTTTGAAAATTTCTTGGTATCTATTTAGATTAGATACCAACTTTTTCGCGTACAAAAAGTTTTTTGAAAAAAAGTGGCAAGTGGCAGATTGGGGGTTCAAACCAGGACATACAGGCACTTCGAAATTACAAAAGCGCAGGTCACAGCCTTGCCACCCAATCTGCCACTTTTTTCGATCTGAGTGACAAAAAAGTGGCAAGGCCGTCAAGATGTCCTATTTTGACCGATTCGATTTGAACGAAGTCAACTTGTTTTGACGGGCGAAAGCGGACTCGTTGAAGTCCTTTTTTGCCTTCAAAGAGGCCAGAATTGACGCGTCCACGCCACAAATTTCGGGTTCTGCCGAAAAAGTGGCAGAAAAAGTGGCAAGCAAAACGTGGTAGTGAAGTACCGAAAAGGGCGTATTTAGCCTGTCCGTCCTACCATGCGCCTGTTGCCACGTTCTGTACGAATATGTGAGTGAGTAGAAGAGTATCGCATCGGTCTCGATACAGTTCCAAGCCTCAGCCCCAGACGCGTACTGAACCAGGTAGACCCATCGATCTGTGGTCGGAATTTCCTCGTGCTTGTGACCGTTCCACTCGGCTGTCGTGACCTTCGTCGAGAGCTGTCTCAGTATGTCCAGCTCGTAGTCGAAGTTGTAGAACACGATCAGTTTCGGGTGGACTTCCAGCTTTGCTCGCACCGCCGCAAGCCTCGATGGGTGCGAATAGATCACCTTACGACGGAGATAGAAATACTCCGCCAGAGACCTGATAGGTCTCTCCTTGTAGGGGTTCCATCGCTGCTTCTCGATGACGTCGAGAGCGTCCTGATCGAACCTCACATGGACATGATGGGTCACACGCGTGGTATGTCGCTCGTAAGCCATGCGTACCAGCAACTGCTTACGGAGCTGATGGAGCTTCGCAGTCCCTATGTAGCGCTCCACCTTCGGGAACTTCACATAGGTACTGTAGACCACGTGTTCGTCCTTGAACTGCGTACGGTTCTTGTAGAACCCATTCGCTATGAAGACGGACATGTAGTCCAGCCAGTTATCACCCGGCGTCCCCGTAAGGAGGATCCAGTGATTGTGCTTGGCGATGAACTCGAAGGCCTTGGTCCACGCACCAGTACCTACGAGTCTCTGTTCATCGAAGATGAAGAAAGCACCGCGGACGTTCTTGTACCTCGCGATGTTGTTCCACGAGTCCACCCACAACCTGCCTAGCTTCCCGTTAGGGTTCCTCTCGCGGGTGCTGACGTGAGCCCGGAGGAATTCCTCCTCCCAGTCCAGATCGTCCCGCTTACGGGCTGTGGTGATCACGTAGACGTCTCGCGGTGCTTCCTTCTTCAGGTAGTACCCGACTGCTGTTCGGGACTTTCCGGTGCCTACATCTCCGTACAGGATCTTGCCGTTGCTGAGCTCATCGATGGCCTTCTCCTGGTGAGGATATAGGTCCAGCATGATTACTCCATGGGTTACGCCGAGTTCTTCTCAGAAAGCGGCTGAACGGGAATGAGAGCCTTGCCCTCAACGGTGAGCGTTGCGCTACCGTCCTCGTGGTGCTGTATGGCCTTCACAGCCGTCATGACGTGTCCGGGGTACTCCTTTCGGAATGTCTCGCGAACGTCCGTCAGAACGCTGTCCAGAGGGATCTCAGGCTCTTCGCTGTCCGCATAGACCAGCGGGTCACCTTCACCCCACAGAGGCAGTTCGGTCGAGAACGTGTCCGGGACGGATTCCTGAGATGGATACGCCGAGTTGACCGCATCGGCGACCTCCCCGACCGTCAGAATTCCCCGGGGGAGTCCCTGGGCGGGTATGAACGGCGCTATGACTATCTCTTCGTCGGAGTCCTCACTCTCGTCTCCTTCGAACTCCTGAGCCCCCACAAGCTCGATGGGACCGTCCAGGTACGGGTCCGGGTTATACATCGTGTGACCCAGGATCTCCTTGTCGGAGGCTATGACCGGTACCACACTCGAGTACAGCGGGGAGTAACGAATCAGAGACTTCTTGACCGCTGCCATCCGGTCCGTGTAGTTCTGCTCGGCGTCAAGCGCGTCGAATATGGGGCTGTTGGACATGTCGGTTCTCCTGACTAGAGTTTCGGGTTTTGGGTTTCGCGAGCGCGTACGTTGAGTTCGGAGATCTCGCGGCGGAGATACACAAGGGCATCGGTCAGGTCTCTGACTGTACCCAGACAGATGAGTTTGACCGCCGCACCTCGGTTAGCATTCATCTGACAGCTCAGGATGACGGGTAGTTTTCCGTATCGGTGACACGGTGCCTCGAGACCAGTCAACCTCTTGAGTTCATCCTGGATGTACCAGACCGCCTTCTCGAGATCCTGCACCTCTTTGGACGGATCCTTGAGGCCAGCACGCGCGATGTACTTGACCGCGTTACCGGGATTGAACATCATTTGACGCGTGAGATCTATGACCTCCATA